CCGGATATTGAAGAATTCATTATGGCTAAACGTAATTCTGATAAGCTTACTGGTTTTAATATTAGTGTTGGTATAACTGATAAATTTATGGAGGCATTGACTAATGATTTGGATAGCAGCTTTACGTTGGAATTCCAGGGAAAGCCATACAGAACGATATGCGCAAGAGACCTTTGGGATAAAATCATGGATAGCACTTGGGACTGGGCTGAGCCTGGTGTTTTATTTATTGATCGTATAGGTGAAATGAATAACCTTTATTATTGCGAAGATATATTTGCTACAAATCCGTGTGGTGAACAACCACTACCACCGTATGGCGCATGCTTACTAGGTTCATTTAATTTAACAAAGTACTTAGATGAAGAACAAATTGCAGGTGGTGAAGTAGCTGAATCACATTTTGAATTTGATTTTAAAAGATTTAAATCAGATATATACGAAGTAGTAAGAGCTATGGATAATGTTATTGATAGAACTATTTATCCATTAAAGAAGCAAGCTGACGAAGCTAAAGATAAAAGAAGAATGGGTTTAGGTGTTACTGGCTTAGCAAATGCTGGTGAATTACTTGGTAAGCCATACGCTTCAGAAGACTTTATGATATGGGCTGAAAAAGTATTTGCATGTTTACGTGATACTACGTATAAAGCATCAGCACTATTAGCAAAAGAAAAAGGTGCATTCCCATTATATAGAGAAGACTATTTAAAATCAAATTTTGTTCGAGGATTACCAGCTTCAGTTAAAAAATTAATTAGAGAATATGGAATTCGTAATAGTCACTTAACTTCAATAGCACCAACAGGTACTATTAGTTTAGTTGCTGATAATGTTAGTGGAGGTATTGAACCTGTATTTAGTCATTACTATGATAGAACTATACAAACTTTTGAAGGGCCTAAGACAGAAAGAGTAAAAGATTATGCTTACAATAAAGGAATCGAAGGACGTGGAGCTAATGATATAAATGTTAATGAGCATTTGGCTGTACTATTATTGGCACAAAACTATATAGATAGTGCGTGTTCAAAAACCTGTAATGTAGGTGATGAAGTTACATATGAAGATTTCAAACAAGTTTATGTTGATGCCTGGAAAGGCGGGGCGAAAGGATGCACCACGTTTAGACTTAGTGGTAAACGATTCGGAGTCCTTCAAACCGTGGAAGAAAAAGAGAAGAACGCAAATGCGCCTGAGACAGTTAAGGAAGAGGAGCAAGTTGAGGCTTGTTTTATAGATCCTCAAACTGGTCAAAAGGAGTGTGCTTAAGGAGAATTAAATGGCAAGTAAAGTTATACCTATTAATAACTTACCACAATTTGGTGTAGTTAAAGATACACCAACAGTTGGTTTAGCCCCTAATGTATTTACTGATGCCAGGAATATAAGATTCCGAGATATGGCTGCATGGAAAATGAAAGGTGATGTAGCATTAACACCTGACTTAAATCCTAGTATGCCAACTACTGGCGGCGGTGCTTCTCATACATATACTGCTGGTCAAATAGTATTTATAACATGGTGGAATAATCCTAATTTAGTGCCCTCCAATACTACTTATTATGTATTTGTTATTGAGCAAAAACATGGAAGTGTAGTAGTAGGTCATCGTACATTTCTTTATAGAACTGATGGTACTATAAACGATGTAACACCTTCATTTAGTAGAACTGTTAATGCTACTTCATATACTGATGCAGGATTTGATGCTGGGTATACTGAATCAGGTAAAGATAAAGGTAATTGGCAAGCTACAGAATTTGCTGGTGGGTTTTGTTTAATAGTAAATAATGGTATACAAGCTCCACATTATATAATGGATACTACTGATAATACTACTATTGGTAGTGTACCTAACTTTGCTAAGTTACCAGGATGGGAATCATATAACTCAGCACCTAAAGTATTAGAAGCTACAGTTAAATTAACATTTGGTGCTACAGGAGTTACACCAGAAAATCCTTTATTATTTGATTTAGGACAAAAAATAGATTTTACTAAAAACACTTTATTTGTAACTAAACAAAGTCCAAATCAAAGTACAACTGAATGTGCTCCAATACCTGCAGCAACTAATGCGGGAAGTAATGTACCTAATGGTGGTGTAATACCAACTAACTTTGTACCAGGAGATGTACCAGGAAGTCCTGCAACTAATCCTACTGGCGCTAGTAATAATAATTTTCAATATGGTATATATCATAATCCTGAAACTAATACTACTAATCTTATTTTTAATGTTAACATATTACAAGATGATATTGTAAGATGTTTTGTTGTATCAAGAAATCCTATAGCTACTAGTTGTGGTGTTATAAGATCTTTTGGTAACTTTTTAGTTGCAGGTAATTTAAAAGAAAGCACAACAGCTGGAGTTGTACGTAGCTTACCTGGAGTTGTAAGAACTTCAGATGTAGCAGTACCAGGTTCAGTACCACAGAACTGGAATCCATTTGCAGCTGGTACAAATACTGCTGATGAATTTACTTTATCAGATACTTCAACTGTGCAAGACTTAGTACAGCTTCAAGGTAATATGTATATCTATACAAATACATCTATACATAATTTAAGATTAACTAATAGCGTTGTAACACCTGTTGCATTCTCACCAGTTACTTCACAATACGGTGCACAAACAACTGATGGCGCTATAGAGTTTGATGGTAGACATTTAGTTGTTGGTAGTAACGATATATACATATTTTCAGGAAACCCTGGTAATATAACTTCAATTGCAGATGCAAGAATTAGAGATTACTTTTATAAAAATCTAAATAATGAAAAAGCTAATAAGTTATTTATATTACGCAATCAACAGCAAGATGAAATATGGATTAACTATCCTAAAGGTGCTAGTACAGTTTGTAATGAAGCATTAATATATAATCATAGATTAAACAATTGGACAGTAAGAGATTTAAATGGAATTGTATCTGGAGTTATCGCACCTGTTAAAGGTTCAGGAAATAATGAGAGACCTTGGAGTGACACTACAGTTAGCTTTGATAAATTATTTCCAGTGTTTGCACAAGTATGTACATCAGGAACAAGTCACTCTGGTTCTTCTATCTTAGCTGCAGATATAGGTTATACACATAGAGTATTAGATAATAGTGATGATCCTTATACTTCTTACTTAGAGCGTGAAAACTTATCAATAACACCTGAGTTTTATACAGAAGCATTTAATTCAATAGCTTTATTAACTCAAGACGATGGCTCAGCAGCAACATTAAATATTAAAACTCTTTCAACTAATACCCCAGGAGCTACAATAGATTTTACAAGTTCTTCTACTAAAACAAATACATTTAATACATCTACTTCATATAAATCTGATTCAAGATTAAATGGTAGATTTATAAGTTATAGAATAGATGATAGTGCAGCTACATCAGTATCATGGAGTTTATCTGGCATTCAAATTGAAGTACAAGATGGAGGAACAAGATGACGATTAATGAACCTTCATTAGACTCTAATAAAGATGCTGCTTCATTAGCTTGGGAAAAATCAGTTACCGAAGCTACTAATAGAATGCAACATCAAATAGATAATATAAGTGAATCTGTAAATACTTCTTCATCTTTAGTTGCTGTATATGCTAGAACACTAGATGGTAAAGGTCAACAGTTTACACCATTTGAAGAAGCTAATGGTTATGTAGCTTACGTTCCGTATACTGATGCATATCCTACATTACCTTTAACTGGATTAACTTTTGCAGAATATTCAAATGAAGCAATAGATTTTGTAATAAAACAATATAGAGAAACTGCAAATAGACCACCTAATCCGGGTTCAGTACAATATACTGTAACTGGAGGAAGTTGGACTGAATCTACAAACTGGGATAAAACTAAATTAAATAGATCTGGTACTAATATATGGTTTTGTGAAGCTAAAATAATAGGATCAGCTGGTGAAATAGTTACTGCTAAATGGAGTGATCCTAAATTATTATATGGTGGTGCAGTAGCTACTGGTATATTATATTATAATACAGCTCAAACAAGTGCACCTTCAGCACCACCGGTAGATACATCTGGTACTGCAACAGGTGCTGTGATAGATGGATATGATTATGATTCAGGTGTATTTAGTTTAGGAAATGATGCGGCTTTATCAACTTTAGGTTGGCAGTATGTTCCTATTACTGTTGCTATGAGTGGTGCAAATAGTATTAATAAAAAGCATTGGCAAGTAAGTTTTCATGTAGAAACTTTAGAAGTTACTAATCAAGCAGGTACTGCTCCAGGACAAATAATAACTTTTGGAACTGTAGAAGGATTTATACCTATAGGTTCTGTATTGCAATCTGATAACTATAGTAATCAAGCAGGTAGTTTAGCAGGTTGGCAAATAGATAGATCTGGTAATGCTGACTTTAATAATGTTAATATTAGAGGTAACTCAACTGTAGCTGGAAGTATTGTATCAGGCTCATTAACTTCAGCAACAATTAGTGGTAATAATATTGATGCTGGAACAATAGATGCAGTCAGTATAACAGGTTCTAGTATTAGCTCTACCAATATTGATGTAACTAATATAACTATAACTGGCCAAATTAAAGCAGAAAATTTAGTTGAAGGAATTGTTACTGCTGCTTATGGTGGTAATGGCACTGGAACTATTGTAAGTTTTACTTCATCCAATATAGCTAACGTAAATACAGATATTATTGTATTTTTATCAGCAGCTGGTGGTGCTACTTCATCCGGGCATGCTGGTAGTATGACTGTATATTTTTCTGGAAATACTTCATTAAATGCGGGTATTAGTGCTAGTCATGGTCAAGGAGGTAAAGTTCAAACAAATGCCTTTAAGTTTTCAGTAGCTAAAAATACAGCTTATAGTATATATACACAGTCATCATCAAGTGGAAACGATGGTGGTTTAACTTATTCTAATGCAAGTGCTACAGTTATAGAGGTTAAAAGATTATGACAATTAAATTAAAGCTTAATAAAGATAATATTCTTTTAGAATTTATGCAATCTGAAACTGGTTATTGGGATGATTTAAAAGAAGGCGAAAAAGTAGTTATTAATAATGATATAAACTATAGTACTTTAAGTGAGTTCGTAGGTTATTGTTATGATGAAACTAAAAAAACTTTTAGCAAACCTAACGAATTAAAATTTAAAGAAATAAGAATTAAAAGAAATCAATTACTTATAGATTCAGATTATACACAATTATCTGATAGTGCACATAAAGGCACTAAAGAAGAATGGAAAGTATATAGACAAAAATTAAGGGACATAACTAAAGATGTAACAGATCCAGATGTTATTGCATTCCCTGAGGAGCCTAAGTGATAAGAGTATTAGAAGACAATGATACATTTGAAGCTATACAATTAATGAGAAACTATACTATAGTTAACGGTGAGTTTCATGGTTTTGATTATAACGAAGCAGTATGGATGAGATACTTTTTAGATATAGTTGAAAAACAAAAAACAAACCCACATTATTTAGCTATAGGTGATTTTACAGAACATAACATACAAGGATTTTTAACAGCACATGCATATGTTAACTACTATAATAATACTTATGTAATGGATGTTAAAGATTGTATTGTAAATTTAGAAAATAAAAATAATGCTTTTATAGTATATAGATTATTTGATGCTATGATAGAGCATACTAAGAAACATGGTGGTAAACACTGGAGGGCAGACTCAGTGAGAGGGGAAAGTGATTCATTGAGATATGGTAAACTATTAGCAAAAAGATATAATGCTAAATTAAATACCTCAATAAGAGGTGTCATAGGAGAATAAATTATGGGTGGAGGAAGAAGCGCACCACAACAAACTGTAACTACTTCAGGTATAGATGAAGAGTTTAAACCGTATTTAGAAAGAGTACTAAGTGATGTAACTGATAGATACGAAGGTGATATTGATAAAATTAAAGAGGGTGATACAAGCAGTGTTGTAGCTGCATTGGATCCTGCTCAAGAGTCAGCACTTAAAGCACAACAAGCATTAGCTGAACAAGCTGTTACAGGTACCGGCGCATTTGATTATACGAATGCTATGAATCGTGACATACAGAATGTAGTAGGTTCAGCAGCTGGACAAGCGGCACTTGGTGGTTATGGTGGATCAGCTCGAGCACAAAAAATGATGGCTAGCGCAGTTGGCGATAAGTCAATGCAGTTTCAACAGCAAAGACAACAAGATATACAGTCAGGTGCTAAAGGACTTGGTCAAGTTGGTAGTGCTAGACAAGCATATGAGCAACAAAAAATTGATGCACCTAGTACAGTAGCTTCAAGATATTTTGGTTATTTAGGAGCAGCCCCTCAAAAACAAACACAGACTACTACTGGTGGTGGAGGTAAGTAATGGTTGTAGAACTAGCTAAGCCGTATGACGAGGAAGAAGTAAAAAGAATGCTAGCACGTGCAAATTATCAACCAAACCCACAACCAGTACAACAACAAAAAGATCCACTAATAGAAGTTGCACAAGCTGCTGGTGCCGATGTAGCTGGTAAAGTTGGAATGAAAGGCGCTAATATGGCAATGGGTAAATTAGGTTCTATGTTTGCACCTAAAGCTGCTGCTTATAATGCTAAAATGTTATCTGCCGCAAATCCAATTGCTGCTGCTATGAAAGGCCCTGGTATTGCCAAAGCTGCTGGTGCTGGTGCTGGCTTTGCACCAATGATGGCTGCTGCTGCACCGTGGTTAATGGGTGCTGCTGTATTAGGTAAAGTATTTAAGTTGTTTAATACTGGTGGCTTTGTAGGACCACTTGGTAATGTATCAAAAGTTAAATATAAAACACATGGTGGGGATGTTACAAACGAATACGAAATAAATATGGGCCCTTTGTCTAAAGGAGAATAGTATGAAATATAAAGCCACTCAGAAAGACCGCTATGGTAATATGAAATCTCTAGAAATCACAATAGATAATCAGCTAGAAGTTCCTCCTATGACTTCAGCTGTACCTATGTACGATCATCCTGGAGAACCTAGGGGAACTGATACTGTACCAGCTTGGCTTACTCCTGGTGAATTTGTTGTTAATAAAGAAGCAACAGATATGTACGGACCATTAATTAAAAAGATAAATGATGAAGGCAGAAAGGTTCAAAATATGAAAGAACCTATATATGCTAAAGAGGGAAAAAAAGTAGATACTTCTTGGATTACTCCAGACTTATTAGAAAAATTAGCTTTTATAGAATCAGATGGTATACATAGAGATCCTAGTAAAGCAGGTCAAAGAGGATATGATGATACAGGTCTTCGTATGTCAGATGCTGGTGCTTATGGTAAGTATCAATGGACTGTTGATGCAGCTAGTAAGCCAGGATTTGGTGTAAAAGGTTTTGATCCTAGAAAAGTAAGTGAAGAAGTAATGCGTGAAAAAACATATCAATACTTAGTAGGTATGCAAAAAGCATTTCCACACTGGTCACCTGAAGATGTACTTCGTGCATATAATTATGGACCAACAAAAACTAGACAACTTAAAGATGGGTATTGGGATACTAATTTAAAGTCACCTAATTATGGTAAAACTATTATTGGACCTGATGGAATGATTAAGTTTAGAGGAATGGGTACAGTACCTGATGAAGCAAAGCATTATCCATTTAGAGTTTTAGCTGGTGATAAATCTGCAGTAATGCCAATACCTTTACCTACAACAAAACCAACTCAAGAAGACCTTGAAATGTTATTAGTAGATCCACCGCTTAGAGAAAATATACCTGGGGGTTTGATGGTCAGTGATATTCCCAGACCTGACTCTGACAGTCAGTCTCTTGGGAGTGCAGCTATTAGCGCAGTTCAAAAAGGTATGGCTAACACTTACGACAATATACGAAAAAGTATAACAGGAATGATGCCTAAGTTTGATGATGCTAAAGAAACTAAAACAAAATTTAATAAAAGAAAAGAAAAAGTACTTAATAAACCACTTGATTCTTCAAGCGAATATGATTTTAAAAATAAAGGTGGACCTATATATGCAAGTCAAGGAGTAGGGTTAGGTACATATGAAGAAGAGATGTTAAAGAACTTACTAAATGATTATGGTAGTATACTAAATCCTTTTGATAATACTCTTACTTCAGGATTTGATTATGGTGATGCTACAATGCCTGAATCATATAAGCCGCCAGTTCCTGTACCAACACCAGATGTTTATGCAGATCCTAATAAACTTACACCTCAATCTGATTTAACAACAGTTCAAAATGAAGTACCAGTTCCTAATGAATTTATTATGAATCCTAATGAACTTGATAACTTAAGTCAACAAAATGATAAAACATCTATAATGAATATGGGTGATGGTACTCTTAAAAATGTATTTGAACCTCCAAGAATTCCTGAACCATCTGGTATGATTGATCCTAATCTTATGGAAGCTATGGAAGAAGTAGGAACAATAAAGGGTGTACCATCATATGATATACAAGGTGTAGGGGGTGGAACAGAAATGCTTAGAGATATACCTGCATTTGAAGATCCAGCAGAAGATAATTTAATAGGTGGTATAAGACAAGATGATGTACCTGCTACTTTAGATCCTTTAGGACTTGACCCAGATATGTATGATCAAGAAACTGGTGATGAACTATTAAAAGTAGATAAGCCTGTAAGTATGGGAGTAACAAAACCTAATATGCTTCAAATGGAAGGTGATATACTTTCAAATTTAATGTTACCTACTGATGTTGGTATAGCAGCTCAAATAGCTAAAAAACAACAGATGCTTGATAATGAAATGAAGAATTTAACTATATATCGTGACGTTAAACCTAATCCGAAAATGTTAGAAACTTCAAGAAAGATTGTTAATAAACTTGAAGATCAAATTAAAGATCTTAAGAAAATACAAGCCTTAGAAGAATTTAGAGCAACCTCAAACTTTGTTCCTAATGTTGAAGCGGCTAAAGAAGAAATACAAAAGGAAGCTAATAAAGCTGCTTTAGAAAAAGTTATTTCTTCTGATGAAACAACTGAAACAGAGAAGACTGTAGCTTCACAGGCTTTAGATGATTTAAATAAACAAGAAGATACAACAGAAGTAATTACACCATTAGAAGAAAGTCAATCTAAGTTAGCAGCCGTTGCAAACAATTTAAATACTGCTAAAGAAGCAGAACTAAATCAAGATTTAAATAGTGATGCTGGTAAGGCTGCTCAGAATGATGCTAATCAAAGTCAGGGTACACCTGCATATGAGCAAGCTAAAGGAGTACTTAACTTTTTGTTTGGTGATTTAATAGATGGTCAAGAGCTTGGAAGAGGTATTGCAATTTACTTAGCATCAAGAGCATTAGGCTACGATCATAATGATACTATAGGTTATGTAGCAAAGAACTATCTTAAAAGAGTTGATACAAAGAATGCTCTTATGGATAAGTTTATTAAAGAAAACGTTGGTAAGTATACTAAGAAATCACTTGCTGATTATAAAAGAACTGGTGATCCTAATATGCTTACACCTATTGGCTCTACACCTAGACCTCAAGGCGAAGAGAAAACTTATTACAATGCAGCAGGTCAAGCAAGGGTTGCTTATAAGTTTAAGAAAAAGAATGCTCAAGGCGATGACTTTACTTACTGGTCATGGGATAAAGATGGTGGTGATGTAAAGCAAAGAGTTAGTAGCGCTTGGACTTCTGATGGTTCTGATGTACCTAACGCCCCTGAGTATGAGGAAAAAATTAATAAAGCTGCTGATAGAATAGTAGGTCAAATGAAAGCTTTTAAGGAAGGTACTGATAAAACTCAAGAAAGAAATATTGATAAAGGTATTATGCAAAATAAATATAATACTGATATTGAACCTGAATTTGCTGCTAGAGAAGTTGCAGCATGGGCAGATAAAAATGGGTTTCAAGTTTATAAAATGGGGCCTGGTATTCAGCAAGCATGGAATATGGCTATTGAAGCCGCTAAAGAAGCTGAAGCCCAAGGTATTGATGTTAGCATAACTTCTTTAATACCTTACTTAGAAGAAGCTACTATTAAACAAAGACTGGATAATCTTAAAGGTGTACCGCCTGTTTCAACTGCTATAGTTAATGGTAATAAAATTGAAATGAATCCATCTGAACTTGTAATATTAAATGGTAAAATTAATAATGTTACAGGAGATGTAAATAGATTTTGGAATACTGTTGCTAAAGTATATAAAGGAAATGATAAAGAATCTGGTAAACCTTGGAAGAAAATATTTGAGCAGCATGTTATTGATTCAGGTGAAAACATAACACCATTTGCATTGTTTGGGCAAGTATACTTAGAAAATATAATGGAAGGAATGGCTAATCAGTAGGAGTTTATATGGCTTTATATAATATAGATACTTCTGATTTTGTAATGCCTAAAGCAATAAACCAGGAAGAACATAAGTTTATTGATGGTGATACAATAACAGATAAAGAAGGTAAGCTATTTAGAATAGAAGGATTAAGCGCACCTGAGATTATGCATATTACAGGACAGGGTGAGCTTGCTCCTGGAACTCCTGGTGGTTTAGCAGCTACCGAACAGATTGAAGGGTTAGCTAAAAAGTTTAACTATAATAATGTAATTAAACTTACAAATCCAGATGGCTCACCTAAGATGGATGCTACAGGTACCAGACAATTAGTTAGGATAACTGATGAGAATGGTAGAGACTTTGTAGAAACATTAAGCAGATATGGTATAAATAAGTTAGGTAGGTTTAGTTCACCTGAAGAAATTAATGCATATCAGTGGGGAGCTGCACGTAAATCAGATAGAATAAATAAGTTTTCTGATGAACCACTTGATGAGTTTGAACAAGCACAACTTACAATAGAACAAGTTGCTGATAAAGAACAATGGTATGATTCAGAGTTTGCTAAGATTGCATTGAATGAACAGCAGCTAGCTAGATTAAATGCACCTAGACAACCTGGAGAATCTATTGCAGAGTTTGCATTCAGAAAGAAAATGGCAGCTGAGTATACAGATTCCATGGTTTTAAATAGGCATAGTGATAGAACATTACAAAACAAATCACTTCATCCTTGGGCTGATGGCTTTGATATAGGTTTAACAGGTGCTATTGAAGGAATGTATGGTGCTGTTAATATGATTGGAGAAGAATCAGGATTTGATTGGTTCTCAGAGATTGGTTCAGCTGGTATTAAAAGACAGCATGATTATTTAAGATCTAAGCCTGAATTAAAAATGAGTATACTAAAACCTACATTAGATGATGAGGGTAATGTTATTGCTAATGAATGGGATGTTGAAGGGCTAAGTGGTTTCTTTGAATACGTAGGAAACATGGCAGCTATTTCATTACCATATATGGGAGTAACATTTGCAGGCGCTATGACAGCACCTGTAGGTATGATAGCACCGGTGGCTATGTATACAGGTATGACATATAATGATATGGAAGGTGATGCTAAAGATAAGAGTGCTATATTAGCTACAGCTTCTGGTGTTACTATGTCTGTATTAGATAGGCTTGGTATTAAAACCTTAATGAGTGGTGTAAGCGGTACAATATTAAAGAAAGAATATCGTGATAAAATGGTTAAGGCTTATCAGAAAAAAGAGTTTGAAAAAACAGGTGAAAAGGTAACTGATGCAGTAGCTAAAGCAGCTATAGCTAAAATGACACGTATGGAATCAGCTAAGCTAATAGGTAGTGCTGCACAAATTGCTAAAGAACAATTAACATATGGTAATATACTACGAGCATTTGCTGCAAGATCTGCAACAGGCTTTGGTATAGAATCAACTACAGAAGTTGGGCAAGAGCTTACACAATACTTAGCCTCAGTATATGGTAGTGATAAACCATTTAATTCAGTTGACTTATATAATAGATTAGTAAATGCTGCTGTAGCTGGTGGTACATTAGGTGCAGGGTTTGCAATACCAGGAGCTGCATATGATGCTGGCGCATGGGCTGATGTAAATGTTAGACTAGCACCAGCTGAAGAAAAAAGATTATCTACTGAAGGTAGGTGGGCAAAAGAAAACGAAGATAAGTATAATATTAAAAATCCTGATGGTACTATTGCAAGATATGTTAAACCAAAAAATACTTTGGAATTACTTGATGGCTATAGAAAAAAATTAAAAGCTAAGCGTACAAATGAAGCAGAGCGTGAAGCATATGGTGAAGTAATAGATCGTAGTAGTTTTGCGGGTAGAGATGAAGCTGGTAGAAAGCAAGCAAAGGATAGAGATCTTCTTGAAAAAATTAAAGCAGCGGCTAAAGAATTTCCTGTATTATGGAGGGGATCTGTTGGTCATGCTATGTGGCAAGATGCAGTTGGCTCACCTACAATAAGAGAACTTGGTTCTTTCTTTGGTGCATTCTTACATAGAGTGCATCCTGGTAGAAACTTTGAAGAGCATAAGCAAGGTGAGTTAGCTAAATATAAAGAAGAGATAATGTCACCAGCTGGCGCAGCTAGCATGCTTAAACAAAGAAACATTGATACTATAACTATATCAGATATGGTATATAGATTTTATAGAGATGTTGTTAAAGAGCAGGAGCTAAGTGAAGTTGACTTTGATAATTTACCAGAGGAATTTAGAAAGGATAAAGATTTTTATAAATTAATTACAAGTCAACTACAAAAGCTTGGTGATAAACTTTTTAAAGATCAAAAGACAGCAAGAGAATTCTTTTTAGATGGTAGTAAAACTGGTAAAAGATTTGATGTAGGTTATCAAAATAATTATTTAGGTACATATAAATCATTAGATAAAGTACAAGTTGAAAAGAATAAAGAACAATTTATTAAAGATCTTAAAGATGAGTTTCAATTTACACAGGATCAAGCTAAGCGATTAGCAGATGCTATATTAGATAATAATGATATTGTAGATGATAATACTTTAACTGATTTTAATATTGGTAGAGGTAGACATATTCCTGGTTCGCATAAAGGAAGAACACTTGGATTAGCAACACATCCTAGTGGTAAGTTTGAAAAATATATGGAAAAGGATTTGTTTATAAATGTTAGTAATGCTGCTAAATCTGCTGCTAGATATACTACGTATCAGAAGTTTGTTGGTGATAATGGTGAGGTTATCAATCAGGTACTTGATGAAGCTGTACAAAAGGGTGAGATAACTGAAGAGCGTGCTAATAGATTAGCAGCATTCTTACAAGATTATCTTAATGCTGAATCAGGTAACTATAAGAAAATAGATAATGAAACACTTGCTAAAATACAAAAGAATGTATTAGTATGGACTACACTTGCAGGACTACCATTAGCAACTATATCATCGCTTGTAGAATTTATGATGACTATGAGAGCACTATCACCAGAACAAATACAAGGTGTATTAAAGAATGCTGGTAGAGAACTTGGTCAAGCAATATGGGAAACTATTACTACACCCACACCTAATTTAAAGTTAGCTACAGGAACTAAAGCTAGACTTAAGAAAGAAGAAAGGCAGGCTCGCCTAAAAAGATTAGGTTACTTTGATTGGGATGTAGGTGCTGCACAAACTACAGGTGCTACTGAAAATACTTTTGCTTCAAGATATTTGTTAGATAAATATTTTAGAGTTATTGGTTTACAGCAGTGGACAGATTACACACGTAATGTAAGAGCTTCAATTGCTGATGATTTTATTATGGATCACTTAGCTACTGTTAAAGAAGGTAGAATGAGTGGCAGACCACAAAATAATGAAGAGCAAGAAGCTGAAGAACAATTAAGAAATCTAGGTATAAATGTTACAGAGCTATTAGAGATTGATGGTTTACCATTTGAAAAACCTGCTAATAAAACTAGAGAAGAACATCTTTCAGATATGAGAAGAAAAAGTGAAAGGTTAAATGATATATTATCACAAGCTGAATACAACTTTGTTAATGAAGCTATTGCATTACCGGGAACAGCTAACAGACCATTGTTTTATCAGAACCCACATTTAGCTTTATTCACACAGTTCCAAGGTTTTATTGCAACATTTTCTGCAAATATATTACCAAGATTGTGGGGAGATTACGTAAAGAGAGGTACACCTAGATTAAAATATAATGCTTTTGCAATCATGACTACTATGATTATGTTAGGTTTTGTTTCACAATACTTAAAAGATTTATTAAAGTATGGACAAGCTACACCTTATTTAGATCGATTAGAAAAAATACAAAGAGGTATAGGCGCATCAGGTATGATTGGTGTTGCTGAAAGACCACTTAACTTTTTCTTTCCTATCTATGAAACATCATCTAGTAATATGGTTGAAGAAATCTTTGATACAGTATCAGGTGAAGCAGCAGCTTTATCAAACGTATCAAGAGCTTTAACAGGAGCGGGCCAGGTACTAGAAGGGAAAACGGAAACAGGCTTATATAAATTATTTAAAACTGCACCATTAATTGGGCCAGTTAATATACTTAATAGAAGACTAGCTGCAGCTGGTGCTTCATTAGTTGAATAGGAGAACTTATGGCAATAGATACAAGCGCAAAATCCGGTTCTATGCTTGATAAACCAACTGACATGCTTGCTAAAAAGTTAGCAGGTACACATAAACTTTGGTCAGTAGCTGATAAAGAAGAGCTTGTTAAAAAAGATATAGAAACAATTCAGCAACCTGTAGATACAGCAGTTGCAAATCAAGTGATTGCTGATAATAATATTGAAGACATTGCAGGAATAATGGCAAGCACTGATGAAGAAGCAATAGCTAATAAGACACCTGAAGAGTTAGCATCAGAAGAAGCTGCTAGAATTAAACCACGTGTACGACAATTTGGTGAAGCACTTGGTAAAGACATAACAACTTTAAGAGGTGCATACGAATTAGAAAAAGCAATTACTGGTCAGCCTAGTATAGATGAATCAGCATCATCATTTGGTGGTGCTATTAATAGAGCTGGTAAAGTTGCAGGCTTAGCTAACACTGGAAGAATAGCAGGTACTAAATTAACTGCAGATCAGAAAGCAAAGTTTTTATCAACAGGTAATTTTAGAGAAGCTGCTCAGACAACTGACGCACCTGTAGCGCCTTTATATAAGAATATCAATAACTTAAACACTACAAACAAAAATATATTTTATGATGTGTTAGATGCAGGTACGTTAAATGATAAAGGAACTTTTATAGTTGACCCTGAATTGTTTGGTTTAATGGGAATACTTACAGAAGAATTCTTTGTACAAAGTATGTTTACTACAGATCCTGAAGAAGTTAGTGATGTTGTTGAAGAAGTAAATGAACAAGATTCTATTAAGAAGTTAGAGTTTAAAAAGGCACAGGGTATTCAACAGTTAGGTAAAGAAATTTATAGAGAATATAAAAGAACTAAAGCTATGCAAAAAGGTTTAGGAGATACTGCTGAGTACTTAAATGAAATAGATAACATTAGACCTGAAGTATTTACACAGATTGGTGATATAGCTAAGACTACTTATGCTGCTGCTAATCCTGATATGATACAAGAAAAGAATGTAGGTGGTCGAGTAGTATTCGAACCTACTGAAAAGGGTGCAAAGATATTTGAAAATATGTATCGTGTATATACTGGTTTGTTTAGTACACAAGAAGTAACACCGTTATCAGCACCGTCACAAGATGGTAGAGTTATGGGAGAAGCATCTCAGTATACTCGTGATATGACAACTAGACTTTCAAAAGAAATTGGTGATACCTCTGCACACTTTGAAGCTACTAAGAATATGAATCAAGTAGCATTTATTAATGATCCTAACAGAGAAAAGGTTGCAACATATTTATCAATGCTTGCGTTAGCAAACGCAGGAACTGTAAGAAATATAGATATGCAAGATCAATATATACCAGGTCCTAACAATGATATTTTCTATGCAAACATTTTTAAAATAGGTAAACAAAAATACCAAGATTTATTAAATGAAAAAGCATCTTTAAAAAATAGAGTGCAAAGATTAATAGAGCAAGGTGCATCAGAAGAACAAGTTAAGTTAGCTGAAAAAACATATAGAGATTATAATCCTAAAAATATTCTTAGACTTGAAAGAGAAAAGTTTGTAAACCTTATGGAAGGTGTAGGAAGATACTCAGGTAAATCTAACTATTTAACTTTTGCATTACAGTTATTAACTGGAAGAATGCATGCTCAGCAAACTATATACAATCCTCAGGCTAGCCCTATTGTAAGAGGTATAGTAGGAGGTGGTAATAGGTATCAGTGGCAACCTGGTAAGGGTGGTAAGCTCGAACAAAACTGGACAGAAGGAATGTCAAAGCATTTGTTTGAAGATCCTAAAGTAACTGATGAAGAAGGAAGGAAGGTTGAATCTAGCTTTAAGAAAAAATATGGTATGGGCAGACCTACTTCAGAAAGAATAAGAATATTTAAAGAGTTTGAAAAGCAGGCTGAACAAAATCCTGGTGCTGGTTTATATAATCAATATGTACAATGGGGTAATGAGTTAATAGAAAGAACAGCTGGCTTTAATACAAGAGAAGCTGGTGCATTATTAACTGCATTTAAAAAGGCTTCTTCACCTCAGCAAGCAAATGAAGTTAAGAAACAAATAGCACAAAGATATGGTTCAGATCCATTAAGTCCTAGATTAAAAGCATACTTAGCTGACTTTGAAACTGATGCTATACATCAAGCAGATTACTTAATGGCATTAGCTAAATACGAAAGAGCTAAAAAGAATGGAACTATATTTACAGATACGCAGGCATTTGAAATAGATGGACAGACACATGGTCCTGCAACTCTTGCTACATTACTTGGTAGTTTAAATATGGCTAAGAGATCTGGTATAATAATGAAGACACCTTTCTTAGAGAAGCTAGAGTCTAGCGATTATAAAGATGTTAGAGATGCTATGGCTGATGAGATGAGAAGAAAGTTTCCTAGCTTAGTTAAAGGTGTAACTAAAGTAACACACGATAGCAAGGCGGGACTACCGTCAATAGCGAATGCTTATGAAAGAATATTAGAAGAAGCTATTGGTGATAGAGAAAACTTTTTAAAGAAGTCACCTATGACTATGGGATATGGTCAGGATATATTTTCATTAAAGCAGCACGTAGATCGAACTGTATTTTTAAATGATGAAATAAAAAGTATAATGGCTAATCATAAATTAAATAATGACGATGTTATTGATTTCTTACATACTATATTAGTTGATTCTATTTATGAAACTATGGATCCGCAGACTTTAAGAATGACTAAACTAATGAAAGCTATTGCTTTTATGTCGCCGCTTTCAGCAGAGCTATTACAAATTAAACAGCCTACTGGTTTAGTATCTACGCTTGCAGGCTTAACATCTGAACAAGCAGGACAAACACAATATCAAATTAAAGATGAAGCAGGTAAACCTAGAACTGTTACTGTGCAGCATTATAATGTAAAAACAGATCCATCTGCTATTAAACCTATGCCAGGTAAGGCACCAGAGTTTGGTGGTTATGCAGTAGGTAGAGCTCAGCCATCTATAATACAAGCGTTTGATTCTAACATGGTTACTAAAACTTTTACAAATTCATGGAATAAAATTAAAGAAATTGCTAAAAGTTTAGGTGCTGCTAATCCATTCGTATTACAAATATACGATGCATTTTTAACTGACTCTGGTACAATGGATGTTGTAAGAAGATCTGCTAATGAACATCATAAAAATTCTTTAATTAATGAGCAAGCTATTGAAAAGTTATTTGATTGGTATGAAAATACTTTTACAGAAAAATTAAATACATTAAAGAATGATACAACTACATATGAATTATTTAAAGATGGTGTAGTTAATAAAGAATCTGAATTTAAAACTATAGCTGGTTTGTTAGCTAATCCTGATAGATTTACAAATGGTTCGCGCAAAACTTTTGTAAAGTTAATTCAAAGACAAGGTGATTTTAAATGGGAAAGAGCAGACAATATTAATATTAAAGGTGATACTTTAGAAGAATGGAATAAGAAAACTTTTAATGCTGCTAAAAAAATGGCGCTTGAAATGGAATCAAACATTAATAAAAAATTAAAAGTTAACAAAAAATCTTTGCTTGATAAAAGTTTTACTGGTCAGGAAATCGGTATAATATTAGAAGAAATAGTTAGAACTTTAGAAATGCCTGCAAGAATTAAAGAAGGTAGGCAGCTTGTTACACAATCAAGAGGTGAACTAGCTAAAGAAATCGGAAGTCAAGATACTTTAAACATCGATCTTTAATTGTCTCCTTAAAGAGGAAAGCAAAATGTAACTATAATTATAGAGGGTTTAAGATGTGGCCGTTGTTTCATAGAAGATTTTTAGATTTTAATTATGACTATGTAGATTTTTCAAAATTGTTTAGCCGATATTAAAGACGAAAAAAAATACCCCTAAGAGTATCATAAGATATTCTTAGGGGTTTTTTTATTGGGTTGCTGCTACTTTAGCAAGCGCTTGTTTCTTCCATTCATGAGCATTTGTTTTACCTTCTTCAGGTAATCCTTGATCTGTATAATAATCTAGTATTCTTAAATACTCATTCTCTATTATTAATTCGTCTAACTGTTGGTCAGTCATACGGTCTGCTAGTGTAACATCCATTTTTAATTCAGCTAATGCTGTTTTATTGTCAGGTTGTAAGCCTAGTCTTACTGGTAATATTCCTTTCTTACGCGAAGAAGTAGTCACTTTTATTTACCTCTCTAATATCTAAGCTGCCTAGCTTAGGTTGTTGATAGTTAAAATTATCTGGGTTTGTTACTATCATTCTTTCAATGACTTCAAAGAAGTTAGAATAACTATACATTGTTATAAACTCTTCTTTAATAAAAGCTAATAACTCATCTACATCACAAGCATGTACACTAAATGAATCGTGTACCGCACCAAAGTTATCATCCCACCTAGCAATTACTTTAGCCATATGTGCAGCATCCATAGAGTGCACAAAGTTAGGTGATATACCAGACATAAAAGATCTTATCTTTGGTTTGTCTGTTGGTTCTTTACCTACGTGTTGTATTCTTATTGTATCTGTTTCTTCTTTGCTACCATCCTCTTTTGTTATAGTAGGTTTAACTTTACGTTTACTACAACTAATAATAGCTTTTTCTTTAAATTCATTCTCAACGAATGCTTCATATATAACTGGAAACCCAGATGGTGTAGTCCATCGTATAGACTTTTGTTTAGTGTTCTTAGCATAGTCAGAAGCTATCTCAGCTTCAGCAATCTTTTGTAAGAACTTCATTGTTTGTAATGGACCTGCGCAAACACTATCAATTGCTTTGATTAAATGTTTAGCAAGTAACTCACAGTCCTCTTCAGTTATATTATACTTATCTAAATACCCTTCCACATGACAGTCAAGATACATATTTTCTGCGATCTTTTGAGCTCCAGCACTGTATGCTCGAGTCATTGAACCGCGTTTAGCTATACCTTTACGTATATGTTTCATTGGCATTTGTCTTTCTTCAAACCATTCCGGTACTCTTTTAATTAAATCTTTAGCGCATTGCACATAAAAATCTTTTTGAATATCCTGTGGTACAATTCCAACCAACTCTCCTGCTTCTTTGTCTTTAGACATAGCGCATAGATGTTGCCATCCATTATTAGAACCATCAATTGGTATTGGCAGATAAGTAATATATTCTTCTTGCTCGAGTGCATCTTTAATTTCTAATACACTAGCTAGCAAGCTAATAGGTTTTTCTGCATTAGGATCTATAATTTCTTTGTTAGCTATCTCTAATAGTCTATCAATATTATTATCGGTCCATGCTTCACGATCTTCTAACGTCATTTTATCTACAGATATATCATCTAACTCTTCGTCTTTTAAGTAAGGTTTATAATCTGTTGTTAACCAGTTAGGCAAACTATCTTTATGATAAGTTTCATTATAACATACTGCTATATGAATCTTTAATCTTCTTAATCCTGCATCAGTCATAGGTTTACCTTTAGCAAAAAGCATTTGACCTCTTGCTATATCATTACCCTGAAAGTTTAGGAATGGTGTAGTATAATATATTCTACCACGATAATCTGCTTCAACATATTGATAAAATGTTTTGTCACCTATTAGTTTAGATCGTGCCATAGTTAAATCAAATTCTATTATCTTTGATTTATATTTCTTAGGAAAGTCTTTATATTGATCTAGTATTTTATTTCGATTACGATTTAAAATATTACGAACTTTATTATTAACTTTCCATTCAGTTTGCTGTAACACATTCATGCTTTTAATAAAGCTGTTTGCTAGATAAGGTTTAAACTCTTTGCTTCTATCATGTGTCCATCCTTTTATTACAGGTCGTTCAGTAGGTTGCATTAAAGAATTAATAGGTTCTGGCTTTTCAAATACAGTTCCTTTTAACAAATCCATACTACCTTCTGGCACAAGTAAATCCCACTTTTCTGGTACTACTATATAATGTGCGCG